GCGTAATCTCTAATAGAGACCGGTTCCCCGGACTCCACCACCCCTTTCGGGGTTGCAGAGGGACTCCCCCTACAAATAGTTATAGAACGTAAATGGATACTTTCTTCGGAATTTCTCCTCCACGAAGCACATAAGGATCTGAGCTTCGTTCGTTCTCTGTCTCACCTGCGCTTTCGCGTAGATAGGCAAGATAGTAGGGAAGGAGTCTATCTCCAGAAAGCTCGACAGAACAGTCATCTGGTCGCGCTCTCTTAACAAAGGAACTGAAAGAATAGCCGGAGTATCCATTGGATACAAAAGCTTTCTTACGTTGCTTAAGAAAAGAGGGTGAAACGAGATGGCCGTCTCCATAGCCATCAGGGCCATAAAGGCGAAGATGTTGAGGAACAAGAGACTCAAAGTAAGCGCAGATTTCGTCATGACCGTACCTTCGAAAGAAGTTATGGAGATAAACGAGCCGCGCAGGAGTCATCCTGCTCTTCACATATGGAGGTCGAACATTCACACCATCGACATAGTCAACACCACAGCTCTCGCGGAAAAGCCCCTCCCAATAGGATTTGCTATCGTTGATAGTAAAGCCAAAGAAGGAAAAACTTTCTAAGAGACGATCTTTAGCTATAGAAGGGACGATCAAATCATCCCCATATATCGAAAGATCGGAGGTGCTGACACCAGCTGACTGGAGAACAGCGTAAGAAAGAGCGTAAAAGATAATACTCTCTAGTTCGAACGTGTAACCATTACCCATAGCTGAGAACTTCTCAAGATTAAACTTGAGATTCTTCTCAGGGTAAACTACAGAACCGCACCGCCAGTTAGAGAGCAAATCGAACCACTCAGGGTCGAAAAGCTCAAAAACGAGCCATGTGGATATAGTGTCAGAGGCCGAAGAGAAATCGACCGTAGCAAGAGAACTGCCTGGCAGCGATGCCAAGCGGGCCTTATTACGGTTAATCCCCTGATCGTAGAGGTTCACACCACCACGAACAAGCTTCCGTTTCATATAAGAACCAATACCGAGTTGAACAAATGTGTTCAACAAAGGTTGGAACTCAATGGTACGAGAAGTCTTCGCTGTCTTTGGGACCATGGAAACCTCAGCACTCTCAACGACGACCTCGCGGTTGAAGAAGAGGGAAGGGTAAAGGGCTCGAAGTCCAGTAATGGAACTAAGAGCTTCCATGGAACATCCTAAAGTCGCAGAGAGCTTATGCCTCGCGTTAGTTTTCTTACGACAGCTAACGTTGGCTCCCGGTCCGAAACGACAATGAAGATCCTCAAGCTTAGGGCAAGGTCCAAGAATATCCGTAATTTTCCGCTTAGCTATAGAAAATATAGACTCAGCGCCAGGGAGTATAGACTCCCAGGACGAATATTTTAACCTGCGATTAGTTTGAGAACATTGAATTTCGGACTTACAATAGCTTTCCCAGGCGACCGCATCGCGGTTAACACCAAGATCTATATCGTCGGACTTGCTCCTAAGAGCAAGAAAACAGCGATAGAAGAGATATTGATGGTAGTCGAGTCGTTTGAATAATGACTCAGACCAGTCAGGGAAGAGATGAAGAGTATTTTCTTGAAGAGCTCTGCGAAGAGTTTCGACAACGAAATTATCCTTTATCTCAGCTAAATATCGCTCAGAAATCTCTAAGACGACGGACTCTGAATGCGAACGTTTCATCTTGGAATAGAATGAAACTCTCGGTTTGCGAAAAGCCATACCGGGATCTCCTTAAGGGCGGTCGAAAGACCATAACCAAATTAGAGATGCACAATGAATACCCTTAATAAGGGATATTCAAGTTTTCCAGTGCATCGATAATCTGGGCATTCAGCAGCAAGTTAGACGCTAACACGCGCAAGTCTTTTCGTTGAGCGGCCGTCCCTCGAGAGGGAAGGATGAACTCGAAATTGACAGTGTTCGTGTAAGCGACTTTCGGCGCTGCTGTATAGCCCTGGGAGTTAGCACCAGTTGCCGTCTCGAGGCTCGGAAGAGCAAGAGACATTTTAACCCTATTAAGGGTCCCATCCGACGAGAGTCGCATAGAGACGGTGCCTTGACCAAGAATATTGATCGTAGACAGCGCCTCACGGTAAAACGCGTCGGGTGAAGACCGCACAGGGTTGAAAGTGTGAGCGACGGGAGTAGCTTGACCGTCGTTAATCACAATGGGAGCAATAGCACTCATTGGGGTATACCTCGGGATTAAAGAAAGTGAGACAAGGGCCTCACAGGCCATATTACTTACGTGGCATTAACGAACCTTAGTAAACTTCTGGATAAGAAGAGCTAAAGCGTTAGCGCAGTGACCCCAGGAAGCAATCTCATTAAGAGGGCGCCTACGGGGAAAAGGGACATTTGCCGTATAACCTAAGGTACGCGTATAATTGACAGTGTGAAGCAGATAAGAATCTGCGTCAGTGACAATATACAAAGACCCGGTAGTTGCACCGCGATAAATGGTTTCATCTTTGGTACTCCGCACATAAGTCGGAGCCCTAAGATAATCCAAAACGCCCGCAACTTCAAGAAACGTTCCGATAGGAACGGCCCAATCGGCAAGAAAGCTATAAGGAACTCGTTCCCAGAGAACATACTCTGGGTTCAAAAGACCTAGGCGATCTGCTTCTGTTAGGCCAGATTCTTGAAAACGACAAGTGATACGCTTAGTTATGCGTCGCTCAGATAACGGGAATGAAATCCCATTATCAGACACGAGACGATTAGTCTTACGACTAATGACGGCTCTAAAGTCATATTGAGTGACATCGCCTTTGTAAAAGTGATCTGAAAGGGCTTCAGCAGCCCCATAGATATCTTGGACAAGCGGCTGCCAACCGTAACGCCACTCGAGCCACATGGAAGCGAAATCACGCTTCTTAATGTTGCGACGAGGATAGCGACAACGGAGGGCAGCAGCAGCTCTTCTTGTAGAAGAGTTGGCGACATAATCAGCGGCCGCAGCTAACCGTTTAGAACGGTCGGTGATGAGATCGAGAGTTTCTTTATGCTCTGCGATAGCTACACCGGCGTTAAAACTAAAACGGTTAATCTTAGAGGCAAGCTTACTCAGAAGGGTGAGGTCGTCGTTTGGACCCCAGGGGTTGTCAAACCCCGGGGGTGAAAAACAAGCGCCGACCGCACCAGTCATAATCTGAGAAGGCTGGCTTCTACGAGCCCAGAATATCAACGGCTCTACACGCTCAACATACGTTAACGTGTAAGGATGGTTGATATATGGTCGAGAGAAAGGAGGGGTTTGATCCCCACCAGACCAAGACCTGGAAAAAGATCTACCAACTAAGGTCTGACTGCCACAACCAGTGGGAGTTTTAGTCAGAGTTGAATAAGAACTATTTCCTTGGGACATAGCGGCTCCTTAAGTAAGTAATAGAACGTAAGGGGGGAAACCCC